GATTTGAAATATCGCCCAGAAATAACATCATAGCAGAGAGTATTACCTCTTTCGGTAATGATGACTTCTTTACTAGTAACGGGGTCTCGTTCAATTCTGTCCTTGGCGATCGAATCCCTTACAGATTGTTCCTTCTTCTCACCAATAGTTTCGATTACCTTTTCTTGATACTCTTTCAAAGCAGACTCTGACAAGGTATAAGCAGTGGCCAATGCGGCATTACGGCGAACATTTACAGAACTTGCTCCAATCAGACAAAACACCGATATACATCCAGTTATCGCAGCCGGAATATAACAAGTCCATGTTGCTTTAATAGTCTCAACCGGGGTGAGTTTGTCTGTATCATTTTCAATCTTCTTATCCTCAATAAGGACAAGAGCTTTTGGCGTTGCTCTAACCGCCATTACGGTTGTGGTAATCATTCCAGCGATTCCAATACCGGTTAATATCTCAGGACTTCGCTTACTAATTACCGTCCGAATACCCTTAGTAATTTTAGATAATTTTGGTTTATTCATGGTTTCTCCTTTCGATTTACAAAAATAACAGAATGATATCATCTGTAACATCCTTGGCAATGGTAAATATACGCTCGTGTTTCTCGCTACAACCATCGTATATATAACACTCCATGTCATCCATGAATCCTGCAATAATATCAACTGGTGGTACAGGTTCTCGTAAAGATCCAGTTATATGAGAAGGGAGACGTTCGGCCTCGGTGTTCAGACGATCTATGATTTCATAAGCCGCCCATCTCGCATAACTAAGATCTTCTAAGTATTCTTTTATTTCTTTCGGATTAACTTGTCCGAGATAATCAGTAACACGTAAATACTCGTCTACGTACTTGTTAATTATTGATATTACCATATCGCACATTTCCTGATTACGGATTCTGATCGCCTCCCTACTTTCTAACAAAGAAAAAGAGCCCTTGTTAGGACTCTCTTTCATTTATTTTGGTAAGCGCTTCAATTACTTTTTGCTCAATCTTTTCATCCATCTTCTTGTCGTTAACCCAATCGGTTACGAGCGTTGCTCCCATTCCGATTGCAGTTGCTCCAATACCGAGGATTTTAATTAATTTACTATTCATAAAGCAATTACCTCCTTTCATAATAGTGGTTGTAATTTTAGCGTATTTAGTTATAATCCGAATCTAAAACTGTCGGTTCAAAAAGTGTCGATATGATATAGCACTCTAAACCATCATCTATTTCCACAAGACAATTCTCAAAATCAATCCATGGTGTCAACCCACATTCGATCATTTCGTCAGCAGACCACCCAATTACATCTCCACCAGAATGTTCTTCTAATCCTAGAAAATCATAAAGCTCGTTTAAATTCGACCAACCCCTTAAAGTAAAGTTTCTATTCACATGGTATTGAGCATTTAAAACCGAAGACATAGTAGATGTAAAATATCTTTGAGAAAAGGAATCGTAGAACAAAAGTTCCTCGGAATCAGAATCTGGGTTATGGATATAACAACCGCCTGCCGAAATATATTTCTTTTTTGCAACCTCGGCAATTATCTTAGAATCAGCATCTTCGCCATAAATAGTGTTGGCAGCCCTTCGATACTGTTGATAAGATTCACTCAACATCGCATAAGCACTAACTAAAGATGCTTGGTTGCGTTTGTTAAGCACGTTCGCTCCAAATATACATGAAATTGTAGATACACCAATTGCTAACGCTGGGATATAAACCGGTCCTGCCACTCGAACAACTTCTAATTTAGTGAGTTCCTCTCCTTTCTCGTCCGTAGCATGTTCTAAAAGCATCATAGCCTTTGGTGTCGCCTTCACGGCCATTACAGATGTAGCCACAACCCCAATTGCAGCGACATAAGTTAGAATGGCGGGAGAGGCCCGCTTCAAGCGTAACTTGGATCGGTGAAACAAACTGTTTAGATTTTTAATTCCTTTCATAATTTTCTCTCCTTTCAAAATATAAGAGTCCTTGTTTAGGACTCCAAATCTCAGAGAATCAGTACGGGATTCGGACCCGTGTCTACACTACATAAGCGTGTTACTCTACCACTGAGCTAACTGATTCTCCATAATATAAGTTGTAAATTTCGCGTAAAAAGAAAGAGCCCTTGTTAGGACTCCTTCTCAGATTTTTTCAATTTACCGTATGGATCTAATCCCATATGTTCCATTGCGTCAAAGCATTTCATTGTGTGACCCTTCATTACCTCTTCTGCTTTTTCATCTTTCAATATTCCCAATTGATTGGCAATATTACAGACGTCAAGCATATTAGCATGAAACATCAATCTCATTTTTGCTACTTTTGTTACAATGCTCATATTTAATACCTCCATAAAGTTAAATATTTCTTCCATAATATAAGTTGTAAATTTCGCGTAAATTTATTAAAAACAGCCTTTTTTATCTAAAAATAGCATGAAAATAAGGCATATCGCTTCTAAGGCCCTTATTAGCCTATTTAAGCGATTTTACCCATTTAATGACTTATACCATTAGTTAATCTTTTAACAAGCCTTAAAACGGATTCTACGAGGTCGTTTTTCTCGCAACCCTTGAAAAATATGTATTTTTTAATGATAAGGTATAGCCCGTCCGAAAAACTCGCCGGAAAAACGAAGAGAACGTGTAATTCACACGACTCTCCGTTCTTTTGAAACTATTTAAGTCCCTATTTCTTTGTTGGTTTAAAACGGTTAAATAATCCTCTAAATGTTGTCGAGGTGTAAGTTCCGGTTTCTTCGAATTTAAAACCTCTCTTCATCCAGATCGCGTAAAATATCAACGGCAATATAATACCCGCTGCTTCTACTCCAAATCTGAAGTATCGATCTTTGACTTGTTCTTCTAACTGGTCCTTCTTGAATTGTATATCACTGTCACGTGATTCATACTTTTCATTAAAGTCCCATTCGTTTTTAGTCTCCTCGATCCTCAATTTGTAAAGCTTAGCCAAATCTTCAATTGCTGTTGATTTCTCTTTGCTCCCCGGTTCCAAGGTAGATAAGTCTCGAATTTCCGCCTTAATCTCCTCTTCTAACAATTTTCTGATTTCTTCATCCATTTTAATCCTCCTTTTAATAAAGATCTAATCAGTCTCATAAGAGAGGGTGTTATTCATGCGGAATGAAGTTTTTAAGACTTACTTTAAACGTTACGTATTTCTTTCGATATATCTCTCCGATGTCTTTTGACAGTTCTAAAAACAAATATGGACCATCGTCCGAATCCGACGCATCAACTCTAAGGAAGCCGACCGACTTAGTACGAGTAGCTACAGTCGTACAAATTATACCGACCAAAATACCGATTCCAAATATAACAAATAGATCCATAAAGAAATCTCCTTTAAAAAAATTTTTCAGAAAATTCAACCCGGGGATTTTTTCACTTATCAAAATAACATGTTTTACTGTCATCTGCGTAGGGAGTAGAACTTAAATAGTTTCCGTGATGTTGATTGGTTCAATATATTTAGTTTTACGTATTGGAAGTTTGTCTACTTCTTGCATAACGCGTTTAGCAGATCCATTAGCTCCCATTTTTGCATATGGCTTATATAAGTAATCATTAAGATTCTCATATTCATCCTGGGTAATCCATCCTCGCTCAATATAATAAAGACCAAGATAAATAATTCTATCGTGACCCAGTCCTATGAGCATTTCTGTTTTAACATCTTTCTTTTCAAGATTTTTCTGTAAATATGCCCAAAAACCCGAAGATGCGATTACCGAACAAGTAATGGTAATAATCATTTGAATCCATGGTTCCATTCAGTTACCTCCCTTATTAAACCCTCCTATCAAATACAACCAACTTCTTTAAACTAAAATTAAAGCCGCCCATTTCTGAGCGGCTTGCTGCGCATAATTAGTCTACTGCGAAGTAACTTCTTAATACACATTTTAATCCTAAGACGTCTTAACTAATACTCTATACCAAGTATCCTAGCAACTTCTCTCTTATACATCATAGGTATAAAATCTATGGTTAACCTCCCAGTTTCTACTGCTATGACATACATATTTAAAAACATTTCATTCATTATTTTCCCTCCTTTAGGTTTTCAATTTCAGATTTTAACATATCAACTTCACTCATTAACATACTTACCATTAATGCTAACATCCCAGCATCTTCTTCAATTTCTGTTTCTAAATTTCTAGGTTCTTCACGTTCGGAAATATCTTCTATTTTATATTTTTTAATAACCTTATCCTTTAATATCTCATATCCATCATTAGTTAGATATTGAGTTTCTTCATCATACTCTGGTGGTATATCTTCTAATGGTAACCAACCTTCATCTAATAAAGTTTCTTCGTCTAATAGATGGTAACCACTTACTGTACTTCCGTCTTTTAAAGTTCCTACTTTTGGTAATTGGTATTGTTTTATTTTTCCATTTATAACTTGTATCATTTTCATATAATTACCTCCTTTATTCTAAAACTACCTCATATATTTTAGCATAATGATTACTAAAAGGGTCAGACATCATAATACCGACAGTAACATAATATTCACCTACAAGACTAGATACATCAAGTGTTACAGTATTAGTAGAAGGTGTGTATGGTTCAATTGGTGCAAGAACCTCCAATATAGTATTATATGAAGTTTTATCATTTTGTATTGCTAGATATGTCCGACGATTTCCTTGTGTTTTTTCACATAACATAGTAATAGCATCTATATTAGTCAAATCTATTTTATTTACAGTACTAAATGTAGCGCTAGGCTCATCAAACATACCCTCCGGATAAGCTTCAATAAGAAGATGGTCTGATTGCTTACTAACAACCCCTCCCATAATACTAAGCCCAACTTCCCACAAATTAGAATTATCTCCATAACTGTATAAAATTAAATTGCCACTTTTTACACTCCCCATTCTCACTCTATTTGCTAACATTAAAACTCGCCTCCAAACATACCTAACCACGTTGTTCCACCATTTATTGTTAAAAATGTTAATACATAGGTCTTACTTGCAGTAGACATATCAGGTATTTCTCCACCTTGCCATTTTACACTTGCGGGGAAAGTTAATGTTCTAACGGTACTACCCATATTTATTATCAAAGTAAACGAATGTGCTTGACCACTTACTGCATTGGTTATTGAATATGTTGTGTTACCACTCAATGTGTGAGTGAATACATTTCCTAGTGATAAATTTATAGTAGTAGATGTACCTGATAGAGTGACAAGTTTCTCTCTGTAGTTTTCTAATACGCCACCACTAATAGGCATTTGCTTTACGTTATCTACGTTGCTTAATCCTACATCAGACTTTGTTAAACTAGCTTTTGTGAAGTGTATCGCACCATCAGCCGAATGCGACGCAAGATTATCAAATAATTCATTAATAGCACTCACTATTTTATCTTTAACCGTTGTCTTTAAATTAGATAAAACCCCAATTAAATCGCTAGCATAGGTTTTTGCATTACCTTCTGCCGTGTCCGCCTTGGCTTGAGCGCCATCGGGCGTCTCCTTAGTTAGCTCCAGCTCGTTTATATTATCAACCAGCGCAGCATAGTCGTATTCCGTAAAATTACGGGTTATAATTGTCCCTGCTAACCAATCTTTAGCGATACCCTGGAATCCCCGCTCTACCGTCAAGGCGTTGTCCTCTATAGCTGTTACTTTGATGGTCTCCGCATTAGTACCTGTCCCTAGTACCATCAGGTTGGGTAGATCAGAGGGTACCCTGGCTGGATCCAGCACATAGATAATAGTATCATTCGTACCGATATTGTTTGTAATAGTCGTCTCCGGACTGTTTACTAGCCCTTTATACATCGTTTTCATTAGTAATCACCGCCTCCTCTGCTGTTGGTGAAGATCTGCATGAAGATATTGGCTACCACCCGGGTCATCCGGTTGGGTATAATATCAACTTCGTGCCAAGTATTGCGCTGCACTTTTCCTCCGGCATCGACGCTGAGGTAAGGTATAATATCGATATCCTGTCCAGGTTGCACAGGCGGCATAGCTTTTCCATCCACCTTTACGGTCACTTGGTCGGCTGTAGTTCCTTGATATATCCCAAATTGCAATTCATGCGTGTGATTAGGTATAGAGATACTGTGTGTATGATTAGGTATATTCACACTGTGTGTGTGATTAGGAATATTAAAAGTATGACTATGACTTGGGATATTTACACTATGGCTATGTGGGTGCCGGTGAGGAACTATTCCATGAGAATGACCATCCACAAGACTCGTTACATCGCCGATTGAATATGATCCGCTTAGATCCCATATGTTTCTACTGTCGTCTGTATCAGTTGTGCGATAGCCACCGCCTCCGCTCCCCGTGCTGTCATAACTACCTCCTCCCGAGCTTGTGGACTGGGAACTGCCCCCGCCGGAGCTGGTTGACTGGACACTTGCGCCACCGCCTCCTACAGCCTTACTATAGGCCCTAAAAGGTTCCAGTTGGTAGTTTAGTACTAACCTATTAATTCGAACCATAGTGTCGGGAATATAAATTTTCATCGTAGCAGGATTGCTCTCGTCTGCATTATCCGCAAAAGGTACAATCATTTGATTTGTAGCGCCTTGAGCATAGACCTCATTTATACGAGTACGATCTTGCAATGAGGAGATACTGCTTGCAATGTCACGGGTTTTCTTCGCAATCTCTACTTCGATATCTCCAGGAGCACCAGTGATATCACTCTTTGAAACGGTCACGATCGGAAGATTCTCGATTATATTGTCTTCCTTATCGATGACGCGGACTATGTCCCCTGGAAAATATCGTTCGTATTTTGAAGGACTCTTCCTATGTAAATCAATGGCTCTTACGCTATACGATTTGAAAGGGTTTTTAAGCTCGTCGAGGATCGATTGTCCATATGCCTTTAACGTTTCGGCGTTCTCAAATCGACGATCTACTAAAATACTTGATTTGATTCCATACGTAGCAGTATTAGCCTCCAAATAAGGTATACCGCCATTGACAGAGCAGATATTAAGTTGATTATCACCTTCTCCATAACCAAGACAATAAAGTCTAGTTACGATTGTTGAAGGATCAACCTCTTTTTTTATCTCAATCATATTCTTCTTGTAAATGATATCTGCCACGAATTGAGTTGGAAGGCGTTTCAGATCGAGTCGCCATGTGGTCCCAGTCGTGTCAAATTCCCACCGATAATCCTCATCGAATGGTTGTGGCACACTGAATAAAGCGGATAACAAATTCTCGTTTTCCCATTTATATTCAAATCGACGATCGAAATCACAATTTCTTAACTGCCACCTTTTTGTTAATTGGTGATCAAGGATATATCTAAGAACTGAGACCGTCCCAACACCAATATTACCGATTTGATGATATTGAAATAACACATCGTCCATCAACGTAGCTAAGACGTGTTCACATTGATAAACGATATTTCCTTCCGAGTTTCGCGTGAGCGTTGATGGCATAATACGGAAAAGTTCTATCCGCTCGCCACTATCGAAAATTTCAACGTAATTGAATGGCTGACAGTAGATATTCTTTTGGTCTGTCGCTGGAAGAGTAAATTGGGCAGTCCATAACTCATTAAGTTTAAGACTGTAACCGATGTTATAAGCATTTTCGAGATATGCGAGCTTTCGCATATTGCTGTCATAAACTCGAATTGTGTTGTCAACAACACCCATTACAACCACCTATCCTTCCATATAATATCGACGAGAACATCTCTACTGCCGGAACCATCGCTGTACACGATTTTGTTTTCACCACTGAGGAGTTTGAAGAAATCGCTATCCATACTGAAATAACGCATTCTATTTTGACCGTTTACCGTGACGGTCATCTCATCAGTATTGATAATTAATTCGTCCCCCGGAGCCAAAGTTAACCATGTGTTAGTCTGATCGTCCCGTAGATTTATAACAGCTTCTCCTTGAATAATCGAGTCCACAGAGGCCGCTATTATCATCTCGGCTAGTCCAGTACCAGCATCAAGTTTTAGAAGACCGTTTCCAGTCCCTCGTAAAACTAAAGCAGCTAAACCAGTTTTCGCTTTGACCTTTGTTGCGTTGGCCGAATCGTTTAAGATAAGGGCTGACTTCGTGGCTAACGCACTGATATACCGATTAGGAATCACGGAACCTCTCATTTTTAGAAGAGAGGTTCCGCTACTTCCTGTGATCGATTGGGTTGTTCGATTAAACCCAGAGCGGTTAAAGGGTTGTCTATTCATAGCAACCCCTCCTATTCCATACTGATCTGAAGATTACCTATCTCGATAGTCAATCGGTTACCGCTTTGCACGTTCTCAACGCGACTGAAGCTACCTCTACACAGCAAACTTCCTCCGGAAGCAGCCGTCCGTAAACCCCAATGAGATACATTACCCCAGTCAGTGGTAGCAATATCAAATTCAATCTTTGCGTTATTCGAGATGACGCATTTGTCCCCAGTTTGGGCCGGTGCTCCAAAGGTAACCTGTTTACGACTGTAACCACCACCAGAAACTTCGGTTCCAGTATCAGCATCGGTTGGATCGTTGATATAAAGGGCCAAATAAATGGTAGTGGGTTGAGCTACAGCTTGATTGCGGAAAAAGTAATTAAGGATGACTTCCTCTAAATAGTTACTTGCCTGCGACATTTATATCGCCACCTTTCTACGTAATGATATTCCACTAACGATGGTTGCGCCTGTATTTTTGATTGTGATGATGCAACCTGTTTCAGCTGTTCCATTGACAGTGAGACTAATCTCTTTGGTTTGCGTGGTAATATGCGGAGTATTTACACCCTGATACTCCAACGATTCTGCAAATGGTTGACATTCAAAAGTCACCGTAAACGCCTCATAAGGTAGACATTCAAGAAGTTGGTCCGCATCCACAGGCTCATAGACACTAGCTTGATATGCCTTGTCGGGCTCGTCATCAAAGATTAATACGCCCTTTCCACTAAGCCATCGAGCAATGTCTCGAACCGTGTCCCGAAGTTCCTCAAATGTTACACTCTCCGCCACGCTTATTTTTACAGGAATGTTACGTTTTTCGTACGTATTCAAACCGTAATCTATCGTCCCGTGACGACCGGGAATAGTAAACTCGTTTTTCCGTAGACTAGGGAGAACGCTACGATTTACACTTTTTACTCCTATTTTGAAGGTAGAGGAGTGAATATTTCGAAACTTGATCCCAATCATATTGTAACTAACCCCCTTCCACGAGAAACGTTTTGATTAAGCTTAAATATTTCTTGTGATACTTGTTTTGCGATTTTTGTTATATCGCTATCGCTACGAATATTAAACTCGGCTCCTTTAAACATTCCTTCGAAAGAAAGAACACTTTGATTTTCTGCCTTTGTTTTGTTAGAAAGAGCGTCAATTAAGAAGCCTAAGGTAGATGAGTCTGATTTTATCTCATTCGACATCGAAGAGACACGTTCGTTCGTGCCAGTCACGTTTAGACCATCGCTAAACATGTTATATAAACTCTTCTTACCAGCCTGAACGTCCGTAAGATCTAAGACGGGACGAATAGTTGGCTCTATATCCATATCAGAGTTCAAAGCATCTGTTATTCCTGAAATAACTCTAGATATTCCATTTATAGCACTTTTGCCAACATCCTCAGATGCATCTACCACTTTCGAAGAATAGCTTTTTAAACCTTGAATAAAGCCTTCGTCAGCGTATTTACCAATATCAGCAAACACTTTAGAAGGTGAATTGTTGCCTAACAGATTATTAGCTGCTGAAATAACATTAGACACAACTCCTTTCGCAGCTGTAACAACTCTATCTGCTGCATCCTCTATGCCACTCTTTAATCCATCAATCAAATTACTACCCATTGTGGTAAACTCGGATATTTTACCTCTAATTCCGGATAAAACATTCGTTATAATATCGATAGCAGCATTCTTAACGTCAGAGAGTTTATCGGAAACACCATTTTTTAACTTGGTCATTAATTCCTTACCTTTTGTAAAAAACTCTTCCTTCTTATTAGTTATACCTGAAATCAAACTGGTTACAACGTTAATGATGGCTTGAGTAGCATTAGAAAGCATATTGTTGATGCCATTAATAAGACCCTCAATAATATTCGTACCAATATCGTCAAACACTTTAGAAGGTGATTTAATGCCTAGGAATACCAATACCGCTTCTAATAATGATTCAAACAAATGAATAAACGCTTCTCTGATACGAGGAGCATTATCTTCTATACCCTGAGCTAATCCGTCGATAAGGCTAATAATAATGTCAATACCAGCTTGAATTACGTCTGGAATCATCTTCGCAATTCCTTCTAAGAAATTAATAAGTATTTCCTTACCAGACTCCATTATTTGCGGCATATATTTGGCTAATGACTCTAACAAAGATGTTATTAATAGTAAAATAGCATCAACTGCTTTTGGAGCAACAGCTATAATCGCATCAATAAGAGCTGTTAAGACTGTTGTGATCGCATCAAGAATTGTTGGACCAGCTCCAGCAATAACCTCAGCGAAAGCTACTATACCTTCACCAATCATTTTGATAGTCGTTGGTATTAAACCTATAAGACCAGTTACGAGCGCTACTAATGCTACAGTGCCAGCAGTACCAGCTACCGCTAAGGCCGACAGTCCTGCCGATAATGCTAATATACCGCCACCAATCGCTGCAACACCTACGCCTAATAGTGCAATAGCTG